GTAGGTCTCCGCTTTGCACGCTAAGCACGCTAGGCGCGGACATACTGCCAACGTTCATTACTATTGTGGACTGCGCTAGTTTTTTGAACACTGCACACGCCATTGTTTCTATGCCTGCCAAGTTGCCCTGGTTATCGAGCATTGGGCAAGTCATAATAATTTTAAGGTTTGCTAGCGGTGATATAGCTACGTTTGTATTGTTGCTCGGCGTAATGTAACTATCTGCCGGAGCCACGATAACGCTATTAGCCGTAATTGTTGGAGGCGGAAAACTGTAAGTATTCCAAACGTTATTATTAGCTAAGGCACTAGCTAAGGATGCGCGGAGCGTAGTTATTGGGGCTGGCATTTGTTATCCCAACATACTCAAAGGATTTTGATAACCCGAGATGAGCCCTCTAATTTTGCCGATCATTGAATTTCCGAGGCGATATGGGCTTGGGCTAAAGCCGTCAATAGTAACGCCGCCTGTTTGGCTGACCTGACGGGCTTGGAAAATATCTACTGCAAGGATCATCGCGGCCTCGCGCACGGCTGGGGTTGTTGCGTAAGTGTTCGTTTTAGTATCTGCTCCTACGGCTGCGCCATAAGGCAACACGCGAGTAAAATTAGCGTTGGATGCAGTTTTAGCAAACTGAATATAGCTATAACCGTTAGGGTAATTAGTTAATCTATTATTAAAAGCAATAGACGGGAATTGCGTAGCAGTGCCGGCAGTCCAGGGGATAGTGCCTGTAATTGTGTACGTGCCGTTATAGGTAGCCCCACACCCACTTAACGTAACGCTATCTCCGGTGCTAAAAATACCTGGGTTTGCAACCATCACTGTAGCTACGTTATTTTGTAATGCAGTACCTACTACGGGTGCAGAGTCAAACCATAAAAATTGGTTGAGTAAATCTTGAGCAGACTGGCAGCACTCCTCAATAATTGCATCGGCGTATAAATCTCCGATACCGAGGTTATCGCGTAATTCTTGTTCGGTTACGTACGTGGCTGCCATTGTGTGCTCCGATCTACCTATGGGCCGGGAGAGTTCAAAGGGCTATGAACCCTCCCGACTTCTATAGGTTTGTTTAGGTGAAGTTGTAGCGGATAATTCCCTTAGGCATCTTGGCAATAGTGGCCATATAGCCATAAATTGCAACCTGTACCTGCAAGTTAGATACAACGTTTACAGACATATACGCTTGAGGTGACTGGTAAACAGTGAAAGCCTCAGGTGCAAGGATAATCGCTGAGTCATCTACTGTTGTAGTAGCTGCAAAGTTTTTATCTACGTAAAGGTCTAGTCCGAGCACGTTACCGCGAATTGACTTAGCCATTACATCGCCTGCATTATTCATTGGATTAGCTGCAGTATAAATTGGGCGACCTGTTGTATCGGTTGCGCCGAGCAATAATTGCCATTGTGAACCGTTAGCGATGTAGTTTTGTGCAAAATAACCTGTTGCCTCATAAACAAGGCGTGCGGCCTCTGATGTGTAACCAATAATTCCTGCAGATGTAGCAGCTTGTGCAGTTGTCGCAACTGTACCTGCTGTAATAAGTGCAGCGTTTACTGTTGTATCCAAAGTCTTTAGATACGCATTTTGTAGCTGTGTTGTAAGTTCAGCATAGAAGTTAGGATCTGAGCGCTCTAGTAATTCAACGCTTAGCGTATTCATACCTGAGTACTTAGATACTGTACCTGTAAGGTATTCAGTAACCATACCTGTATTAGCAACAGCTCCAGCCTCAGCCTCAACTGTTACAACTGGTGCAACGCCTGACTGACCGCCCGCGCTTGTAACAAGTGACGGTACGTTGATAGTCATACCGCTCGCTGGCAGAGTGCCACGTGAGCACGCATCTATTGACGGTGTACCAAAACGTGTGTTAGTTGGAAATTCCTGTAAGTACTGAGTAGGAGAAAATGCAGGGTTTGTGGAAAATGAGTCATCGGCTGCGGTTACATAGAGCTTTGAGTCCTCGTTGCCGAGAGCTGCTTTAATCTTGTGCTCTGTATATGCACCCATTGAAGTAATTGGCGTACGTACTCTTTGAGAGTCAAGTACGGATGGACGGATAATCTTACGAGCGGCCTCGACCTTTTCAGCCTCGACCGGTGTATCTACCGGAGTTTCCTCTGGTGTATTTTCAGGGGCTGTAGTCACAGCATCCTCGCTTTCGGTTTCTGTTTCGATCTCTACGATGGTCGTATGTATCGTTGTTTCTTTTGTACTTGTAGCCGCCTCAAGCGCTGCTCGAGCTGCTGCAATTTCAGTGACGCCGGCATTTTGGAAAGCCGCACTTTCGACAAGGCTGACTTCCTTGAGGACAGCCGCCGTAACTAACAGGTAATCACCCATTGGCTTAGAGGCAGTTACATCCACCCCTACGGATAAGCCACTAACTAGGTTTTCCTGGATAAGTATCAAACTGTCCTGTCCTCGTGAACTGCTCGATACGCGAAATGATCCGTACACGCCCGAGGTTGAGTCACTAAAGGAAATTGCTCGCCCTACAGGTTTGTCCTGTTGATGCTGCGCTAACAATTTTATTTTTGTTGCATCTTCAATAGCTATAGAGCCGCGTTCAAACATGACTGGCCCTGCACTTGTATGTCCAATTTCGCCATACGGAGCAACAAGTCCTGAGATGACCCTGCGCTCTGTATCGGCAGCCTGAATTTCCTGACTAAACGTTAATAGCACTTGGATCTCCTAGCGGTGTAAGTTGCTCCATCTGCCGAGCTTGTTCTACGGTGATGAGATTTAGATTTAGCATTTTCTCAATTACGTTTAAGCGCTCCATAGCATTGGCACGTAAAAACGTATCGTCTACTGCAAAGCGAACCTGATTAGCTGAGTTAGTAATATCGTTCATAGATAAACGGTCCTCGATAGCACAAATATATGGCTGTAATGAGTAGGCCATAAACTCGCGGCGGCCGTCAATTATATTTTGGTAAGTCATTGAGTTATTCATATCTGCACTTATGTAATACGCCGGCACGTTCATAGCTCGTGCTATTTCAGTAGCTAAGTATTGTGATGCCTCGTTATACATCATATCTTTAGGACTAAAGCCAACATTTTCTACCGATAGGGTAGAGGTTAAATAAGCAGTGCTACGTGATGCGCGTGATGCTTTCCACGATGCTAACAAACCTTGTATCTGTGACTCCGGTAAATCTGCACCGTTATTTTTTAACACTGTTGTAGCCATTGGCGTAGCAGCGCTTACTGCGCTTGCACGTTGTATATCGTAAGCAGCTTTAATTGTTGTAGATGCTGTGTCTAGCACGCCAGGGATAAGTGACTGAAAAGTTACAAGCGATCCGATACCGCCCATTGGTACTTTAATGCCGTCTACAAAGTAATCTTCTATCTCTGTGCCAAACTTATTTGTAGTGTATGTAACGCGATTATTAGCGACCCACTCAAAACCGGATGGTCGGCCATCATCTGCATACAGACTTGTAACACGCCAATATGCACACGCATAAAATATAAGCGAGTCCACGGTAGCGGCAATAGTTACGCTACGAGGTTGCCTAATATCCGGCTGCTCTAACCAAACAGGTGAGCCTAACTTTTCTCCGGTAGATTTTTTATACAATGCTAATTCAATACCGGAGATAACACCGGCAATTAAATTACGGCAACGTACAACGCTTGCAACTTGTAATGCAAAGTTACGATCTATACCGCTTGCGTTATATCCGTAAGTGTTACCAGTGTTAAATGATCCGTAACCGTATTGCGTACTCATTACGGCAGGCGCGTATTGGGCCTCGATAGCCGGCTTATCGGCGCTCTTAAAACCTAGAGTCTGTAGTAATCCCATAAGAGGGATTTTGGCGTTTAGTCAAGCATATTTCAGTTAATCGTGTCCGTGTCTAACTGTAAACTTTAGCCTCACCCACGGGCTGATTTAGGATATGAATTACAAAACTTAGGCTAATCGCGGCATCTACTGGGCCGGCAGACTTGCGCCGGACAATACGCCACGAGGCATCGCTGACCTTAGCTGCACAATTAGCCATACTCTCGACAAGCTCGTTTTGCCCTGAGTGCACGATTTTCTTATTGACCAGCGCGTTATAGAGATCTCCGCACGCCTGATAAGCGACCTGCCCGGATATATCTTGTACTGCCACACCGCTCATCTCGAGGCGCTTGGCGATAGTTGCCGTAGTGTATTTATCGTAACAAACCGTGCGAGGGTAATAGATATTTGTCCAGTGCTTAATACGTTGAGCTACAAAGAGATCGTCTACGGCAATATCGTTATGGAAAACCTCAAGGACTGCAACACCTATTCGGCCATCGGGCAACATCTGACCCATTACTAAACTCGCATCGCGGCGGCTAGGCGATACGTCAAAACCAAAGATAGTAAGAGGGCCAGGGTTTAATTCTAAAGTTTTGTCGCCTGCCTCCTCAACGCTGAGGTACGGCCACGGGCTAACTAAGCTGCTGATCCACGTGCACAGTAACTCGGTGCGCGTTGTTTCGATAGCCGAGGTAGCCACGCTCTCCTCTAAAGCAGACTCCGTTACCGTATAACCTAAAGCCGGGTTTGCCTGGGCCCACGCTTTACGATCCGTTACCTTTGCAAACTGCTCGGCTGAGTACTCGTAAAACCCAAACGTTTTAGGAGGAAAACTTAAAGCTCTTTCGCGTAGGTCATTGAGCACGGTGCTAAAGGCATCACCGGCATTTGACGCGAGCAGAGTTTGGGAGCCAACCCTTGCACGGGTAATTGGCATCGCGGCGCGGTAGCCCTCCTCTGAGATTTCGCGGACCTCAT